ATGGTAGTTTATCAAATTGCAACATGCGTGCACGCTCCTGTCACTTCGCGAACTATTTCTATGCGTATTATCGACTTGATTCATCAGTTGCTGCCTGCCGGGACTGACGCTGCCTTTTTAACAGAAACACCCAGCCCTGATTTGCTCAATCGACCTGGCGGAGCAACAGCTACTTTCCCAAACTATTCACTCTGCCCGATCTGGCCACCTGACCTGTTTGCGGTGGTAGGCACAATCATTGATCGCAGCGGTTGCTACACAGAAGCAAGTCCCGATCGCAACAATTTATCTGACCACGAGGAGTACATCTATGATGTGAGTTTGTATGGCGAAATGTGGAATCAGATGTTATATCTGCCAAACGAAGTACAAGGTTATTGGCACTCTTTGGTTTCCAATTTCGGCATGTTGCCAATAGCTGAAATCAGCTCCAATAAGGCAGCAGCGAATGTTTTGCTTCGTTTGTTTGCTATCGCGGACGAGGCGAGCGTCGGAATGGGCTGGGATGCAGGCACTGGCAGGCGCGAATTCGCCAACAACGTTTTGATAAATGCCGTCAACGATCCTTCGGTCACAAACCACTTTAAGCTTCCATATTGGCCATATTCTTTGTGTGGCATGGTGTCCCCTAACCAAGTGATCGTGCTACCTAAGTCACTGACGACGACCAAAGGCTGCACCATCCGGTCATTAAGCCACCATCTCGCCTTACTTCCATGCGTTACAACATTGGAACCTTCTTGGTACTTGGTTTCGCCCCAAACTCCGCCCGGCCCACCAAACGAAATGCGCCTCTTGATGGTGCCGTTCCCATATATCATACCTCCAGAGAGCTTCCAGCTCAGCTACTCGAAAAGACCGCTGTGGAACGATACCTCAATCTCCGCATACTTTACGTTACAGCAGCGTTGGCTTAACGAAAGCACTTCAACAGTATTCGAGGGACAGCGAATTGCTGACGAGCTCGTGCTGCCGTTGATCGCGAACGCTCGAAACGCGAGTGACGGATTAGTGCCAACTGGAGTGGTTTTCCCCGAATGCGCGCTATCTCCACTGGTCGCAGACGCGCTAGCCGCATCAATCGCCAGTTCAGGTATTGAATTCTTGATTGTAGGCGTACTCGAGCAAAACCCGAAAAGCCTTAAATGGATGAATAAGGCCCGAAATTACGCATTTGTGGATGGGAATGCGATTGTTCGGGAACAGAGCAAACAACACCGCTGGCGACTGGACCGCAAGCAAACCAATGCGTACGGACTAGACTTTGATCGAAATCCTGAAAATGACCAATGGTGGGAAGACATCGATGTCAGTCGGCGCACCTTGCCCTTTTATGCCGTACGTAAGGACATGTCTATGGTGACTTTGATCTGTGAAGATCTGGCACGTATGGATCCAGCGATGAACGCTATTCGCGCAATTGGCCCAAACCTCGTTGTTGCACTGCTCATGGACGGTCCGCAGCTTGCAGACCGCTGGCCAGCGCGCTATGCAGGAGTTCTGGCAGATGAGCCAGGATGTGCGGTTCTTTCAATGACATGTGCAGCAATGGTAGATTCATCGAATAGACACTATGGAAGCGTTGCTCGCGTTATAGGTCGCTGGACAAGCGCCGGCGGCAAAGGGAATGATTTGCACTTAGGCTGCGGGGATCATGGCGTCCTGTTGTATTTGACGCACTCGGAAAAACACCAAACGACACTGGACAATCGATCGGACGCAGCTGCGGCAAGAGAACTAAATTATACGAAGCAGGTATCACTACGTGTCGAAGGCAAAGCGGGTGAGGCTTTTTTTGTTGCAGCTGAACGCGGAGCGGGTTAGACTGATTCCAAGGGTGAAAACTAATGTCAAAATTATCATTTAATTTCGCAGCAAGCGGACGAAAACTGTTCGATTCCGAAAAGGGAGTTGTCAACTCGTTTGCGGCTAAGTACGCACGTGATACAGATCAATTGTCTGATCAGGCGGCCCAAGACCTGATGATGAGTGAGCGCGAACGCATCATCAAAAGTCTTCAAAAACGAGGTTTGACGCCACACACCGTTTTGAAAGTGGAGCAAGCCAGTAAACGTAAACATGCATCCGTGCAAGTTGCTGCGAACGAGCCTCCTCAGGTAATTAAAGTTGGCGGATCTAGTATGAAGTCGAAGAAAGCATAGCCATGGCTGCACATTGACGGCCAGGTCTGAAGAGGAAGAAAAACGGCCAAATTGGCCGTTTTTTTTCGTCTGTTCGCAGTTCTTGCGAAATATCCTGCTGATGCGAGGACCTCTTGGGAATTTCCGATGCCGCCACTGGCTTAGAAGTTCTAACCTGTTATGACTCGCTGTCTCTAGAACAGTCCAGACGGCTCTGACGCTTTGTCCCATGAGTAGATAATCAGTTCCTTTCGCTCGACAGCTTTTCCGCCGCCACCCACGGTATACGAAATGTCCGTCGACTCCATCTGGAATCGGGCAAACACTCGACGAATTTCCGGATGGTCATTTAGGCTCAAAATTGCCCTCCCCTCCAGGCGGTCAATCAAATCGGCCATGCGCTCGTACTCTGTTAATGGGAAGTCAACGCCGTAGCCTTCGGTCTCCAAGTATGGTGGGTCGAGATAGAACAATGTATGTGGACGGTCATATCGCTCCATACATTTGTACCAGTCCATGTTTTCGATGTAGGCGCTCGACATGCGCAAGTGGGCCGCTGACAGATTCTCTTCGATGCGCAGCAGATTAACCGGTGGTGCCGTTGTCGCTGTGCCCCATGTCTGGCCTTGCACCTTGCCCCCGAAGGCGTTCTGCTGAAGATAAAAGAAGCGCGCCGCGCGCTGGATGTCAGTCAGTGTGTGGGGCGGCGTCTCCTGCAGCCATTTGAAAACATCGCGGCTCGAAAGCGCCCACTTGAACTGACGCACGAACTCCTCCAGGTGATTCTTCACGACCCGGTAAAGATTCACCAGTTCGCCGTTGATATCGTTGATGACCTCGACGTCAGCCGGTGGGCGCATGAAGAACAGCGCTGCGCCGCCGGCAAAGACCTCCACATAGCACTTGTGCTTCGGGAATTGAGGGATGAGACGATCGGCCAAACGGCGTTTGCCACCGATCCAGGGAATAATTGGCGTTGCCACAGAGTAAACCTTATTAGCTTTTTGTGCTAGACTCCTGCCGCCCTCCGGAGGGTGCAGAGCCTTGGCTCGGTTCACTGCTCACACAGTGTATTGAGGCCTGGACGTGCTGTTGACGCAGCTCGCCCAGGCGCTCTGTCTTTACTGCTCGAATGTATTTGAGTGCAGACGTCTGCACTTCATTTCAAAATTTCCTGCTGCTTCAAATAATGCTCCCTCAGCCCCAACGCTAGTTCACGCCAAGCGAGGCAGGTTGTGGCGTTATGGACGTTGGTTTCTGCGACTTCAGCAAGCGAAACTCCGGCGGGGTCACGGTCAGCGCTGGCGGCAGGTCCGGCAGGCTCACCTGCCCAGGCGGCGTCATGTGACCGCACGAAGCCAGCGTTAATGCGGCACTCAGCGTTGTCAGCAGCAGTGATATAGACGGGAACTTGTTTCTCAATGACTTCTCCCTTCAGGTAAATTTTCTGGATGCGGTCGCGGTACTTGATTTCGGTTTGCACCACCACTTTGGTTTGCGCACGCGCGACCACCACGGTACGCGCGGCCTGTGCTGCCAGGTAGTCGGACATGGCATCACTCCCCCGACGGGCTTCGTGCAGCCGGCCTAGGCCATACACGGCCGCGCAAAGGCCTGCGATTACCCCCCACTTGGCCCACGCCGGCAGGATCACGTCCTGCAGGCGGCTTACCGCGCCCATCATGCGGGCACCTTGGAAGGCAACGCATCGTAGCGAACCAGGTTACGGCCGCGCATGATGGCGATCAGCTTGTCGGCATACGCCGGGTCCGTCGCGTAGCCAGCGGCGGCAGCGGCACGGGCCCAGCCCTCCCCTGTCTGCTCAATGAAGCATTTCCGGTAGCGGGGGTTCTGTCGGAAGAAGTCGGCATGGTCCTGCATGCAGTGCAGCCAACTGGAATACGCACGGAAGGCGCACTTGGTCGGCGTGCGCACCCCTTTGATGAACTCGTGGGTATCGACCAAGACCGTCGCGCCTTTCCAGACCGGTCCAGGCTTGACGCCGAAGAGATTGAAGCCAGGCGCGCGGGCGCCCCAGCTCGATTCCAGCGCAGCCTGGGCCAGGGTAAAGCTGGCCGGAATACCGGTATCGCGGTGGCAGGCCTGCGCGGCGGGCAGCAGCAGTTCAATGAATTCGGTAGGCGACATCAGAGGGCACCTCGCACATCTTTGACGACGTTGACAGCGTCATGAGCGAGCTCGGCCAAGTCGGCATCGCGGCGCTTATCGATATAGAGGAACAATGCGCGAACCAGCGCCCACGCTGGCAGTCCACAGGCAAACGACAGGAACAACATGGCGACAATACCAATCGGATCTTGCGCCCAGTGCTGGATGCCCAGGTAGCGCACCAGCGCGGCACCGCCGCCAATCGAGCCCACGAGCGTGCTGACCAGGGCGACGCGCCACTCCTGGTCGGATTTGGGTTTGGTCATTGCCATCACAACGAAGGCAGCGAGGCCGGCGCCAATCGCGCCCATGCCCGCTAGGCCGCCGATGATCTTCCAGCCCGCTACACCGGCGGCCGTGCCTGAAATCGGTTCGCTCATTGATTGTTCTTTCATAGTCAGTAGTCTCCGGCAGGAGGAATTAGATCACCGGGAGCGCACAGTGTCTCGTTCTCACCGTCTCATTTCTAGGGAGAATTGAGACTATTTCAGCGAACGCCGAGCCTTCTACGCTCCGAAGCGAAGGCCCAGCGAGGAACGGTCAAACGTAGAACAGGGAGGATTTCGGGTAGTCGCACATCAAGAGGTCGACGGGTCGCACACGCGTCATCACTGCCGGATCGAACAAGCGCGTACCACCAGCCAGCACGATGGCAAACGCCAGCTCCGAACACCACCAGCGCCCTTCGTCTGCCCAGTCTTCCGAATAGGTCAGAGGCAGGCCAACGGCGCCAGCCCAGTCATAGCCCTTCCCCACCTGGTTCTCCGCAAACTGCACGGCGGCGGCGAAGTCCGGCACCCATACCTCCATGTCGCGATAGACAACGATGCCGGCCATCAGTTCGGCAAGCGTGCCGGCGCGACAGCCGTGCGCCATCGAGGCCTCGTACGCTCGGTTACCAATGATCGTGATCGCATGGCTGAACTGGTGAGAGCCTGACAGCACGCCCACAGCCAGGCTGATCGGGTTGTAAGGCCACCGGCTGGTGACACGCACAGTCAGGTAACCGCCACGGTTCGTGCTTGCTGTTGCGTATTGCATTAAATCTCCTCGACTTCGATAGTGGTGGAATAGGCCAGCGCATATTGGATGGCGACGTTGGAGTCTTTGCTGCGCCGGCCGTAAATCATGTTGTCGCGCTCGAGCGCCAAGTCGTCCCAACCAGGGAACACGCTGATCAAAACCGGATAGGCCCGACTGTTACGGATGATGTTCACAAACGCCGCGCGGTCGGCTGCAGGCATGTGCTCCAGGTCGATTGGCAAGGTGCGGTACGTGTATCCAGCATCGGCGCCTTGCCCACCCGCACCAGTCCGGTAAAACTCTGTCGTGTCCACGTTGGTGAAAGTCGCTTTCGACGCGTTGTACTCGGGCGACCAGTAAGGGCCGGCCACCAGGCAGGCTGCCTCAACGTAGCCCTGCAGGTTGCCTGGATCTGCAATGTCGACGGCCAGGCCGAGCGCTTGGACTGCCGATTGCAGCCAATGCCTGGCGTATGCCCCGCCGCCATAAGCATACGCGCTTGCCGCCTGGGCGGCAGTCCAGCCGCGCAGCTTGACTGCCGGCGCCGGGCAGGCGGGCACAACGCCGCTATCGTAGTCATAGCTCTGCCAGGAATCGATGTATCCGGCCGGCCGAACGCCAGGCGGACTGACCGAAAGATCGGCCGCACGCGTCACTGCGGCGCCGCTCGTTTTAATGGGCGACGATGCAGCCCGCCCCTGCTCCAGCTGCGGCAGGCCAATACGCAACGTGATGTCGATCGGCGACCCGGCAGTGTGGCCAATCAAAAGCTGCGGCCGCACGTATGCCGTGGCCACATCCGTTAGAGTTCCGGTGGCCACCGCGCGTACAGTCGCAAGGCTTGCGCCGCCTAGCCCTCCTACCAGGTTTACGCCCACCATGCTGTCCACTGTCCCAGCGCCGCCCGAGGCAAGGCCAAAGAAGTTTGCCCTGACAGACGTGATATTGACCTCGGAACCAGCAACCCTTCGAACGATCACTGACGCGACCCACGATTGACCGGACGCGGCAGCCACACTGTTCGATTGCTCAAACCGAATCCCGCTCGAACCGGATGACGGCGTACCAAAAAGGCGATAGTCGATGTAGTCGATGCCTGCCTCCACACCAGTACCCACCACCGTGACCGTCAACCCGGAAGCGGTCGACAAACCCCAGTTCGTCGGATTCGTCCCTGGTGTGCCGGCAACCGCGCCGACCATGGTGTTATTGCGAATCGTGTTCGTTGCCGCCGCTTCCAGCGACAGGCCTTTGCTAACGGACATCGAGGGATCAAAGTCGTTGGTGGCAACGTTGGCAGCGACCTGGTTAAGCACGCCAGCTGCGTCAAACACCCATTTGGCCGATGCCCGCGAGGTAAACGCCGTGGCATCCGGCGCCAACGACGTGGCGGCCAGGCCCGCCTCAACCTGGGCACCCCATAGGTAAAACTGCTCGCCTGCTACGCCGGCATCGTCCGCCGGATCAATAAAGAAGGCCACATTGCCCGTGGCATTAGCCGGGAACGTCCCACTGCACGAGAAGCGCGTCCAATCCGCAGTAGGCTGCACAAGTTTGGAGACGAGCGTCACGCCAGCACCATCTTTCAGCCACACCCTGACGCCGCCGGTATACGATCCGGTCTTTAGCCAGACAGAGCCGGTGAACGGATTGCCAGCAGCCGGCGTCGCCAAGTTCTGGAACAGGTAGTGATTGCCAGGGGCGATACGCATCATCGCGTCCGCCGTCAACGTCCCGTCAGGCGCCTGCGCCGCATTCTGGACAATCGCGGTATTCCCACTTTGCCACGGCGACCGGTCCATGTTGGATGGGTGGCCCAGCAGATTGGTGGCGCCGCTCTCATTCGATAAGCGGACACGCATCGTGGCGGCGGGCGACAGATTGCAAAACGGCAGCGCTACGGCAGCGATAGACTCGCCTGCAGCCCAAGACGCGGAGAGCCTGGCGGTCGTGCCAGTCGCGCGCCATACACTCGATTTGTCGTCAATCTGAAGATTCCCAGCCACCAGCGCTCCGTCGGTGCTCGACGCCACCAGCGCAGCCCGGCTCACCGCATTGTCGTAAACGATTCGCATATTGCTCATGCTGGCCACCTGATCGCGTTCACCGCTTCAATCGTCGCAGCCTCGTTGATCGCCACGCGCAGCGCGCGGCCAGTAGCGTACTGGCTTGACACGTACTGTCCGAGCGCAATACCCAACCCGATCACCTGGTCAGCGTTAAGCTGTCGCGTCGTATTGTCCGTCAGCGTCCAGGTTTCGCTGTATGCGGCGCCACTGGACTTTGCGAGCGTGGCCAGCTGGACGGCGCCATTAATGCGCATAATGTCGGCCTGATAGCTGCCGTCGTCGTAAATGAAATTGCCCTGCTCGGCAACAGCGCGCGCGGCTTTGATCGCTGACCACGCCCGATCCTTCGCCACCTGCAGCGTACCGTTACGGTCTTCGACCAGGACGCCCCCACGAAACAGGTTCGCACTGGCATCGCCATCCTGGCCGATCAGTGCACGTTCAAGCGCGGTGACCAGACCGTCTTCGGTCAGTGCGATTGCGCTCAATGGAAACGACAGATCGTTGAACGCGCAGGCATGCGGCTTGCCTTGCAAGGATGCTTCTTCATTCGGATAGCTGCGGACATACAGCCTGATTGTGCCAAGCTGCATGTCGATGCTGGCGTTGCTCAAAATGTGATACGTGACGCTGACGCCGTTTGGCGCCTGAATTTCCTTGAGAACTGGCATTTGCCCCTTTCAGTCGTAAATCGAACGATCAATCAGAAAAATCGTTAAGTTAGTCGCTTTCGACACGTAGAAATTGCTGAAACTATTGTCTGGCACTTCATCATTGGTGTACCGATACTCGGTTCGCAGCATCACCGCTTGCAGGGATCCCCCATACGAGCGATAGAACAAGCTGCAAGTGTCTTCGCCGGTACCTTGAAGCCTGCGGCCAAAGGAGGTAACCCTTGTAAAGAATGGCGGACAGATTGCTGGCGCCGATGGCATCCCTTTAGCCGGTGCGCCGATACTGGTGACGATCCCCATGCTTGCGTGAGCAGTATCATCGTGGTCGACGTTCACACTGCGGCCGCTGTAGATATACGAAAGATTGAGGTGCCCGTTCCCGCTGTCATAGGTCACGCTCCCGTCCGGCCGCATGACCCTGATGCCCCAGGAGGCGCCGGACTTCGTCACGAAGTCCAGTGCAAAAAAGTACAGCACTGGCGCCGAGAATGATGCACCGTGCTTGTACATCACTTTGAACCCATCGGAATAGACCTCTTGTCCACCCGAAGGGATCGAGTGAAACATCATGTACTTCCGGGACAAAATCGATGCAGGCGCTTGGAAATCGTACAAGCGCATAATCCAGCCTGGTTGAGCGCCCAGTTCTTCGGTCACATCGACATAGGAATAATTCGCCATGTCAAAGCGCCCGATTAGCTGAGGGACAATGTGCTTAGTGTCGATCTGGCGGTAACCAGCGGCCGTGTTGAATCGGACTCCAAAGTCGCTCATCGCGCAAACACCCCCACGACAGTATCGAATGACCCAGCGGGCCAACTGCCCCAAGCGGGCATTGGATAGCCTTGCGCTTCAATGAAGGGATTTCCATTGACATCCCGCCCCACGACGATCTCGTGGTACCCGCCGCCAGGCACGAAGTAGAAGATATTCAGCGTTCCCAGGTCTGTGAACGTGCGCCGCATGTACGTCGTTCCGAACGTCACCAGCTCAATAAACACGCCACCCTCACCGTCAGGGCTGAGGACGCTTTTGCCGTTCCTGACCGTCTTGATTCCGTATGTCATAAATTGGGTTCCTACGGATCCAGGCGACCGATTTGAACAACCAGGTTATTACCCTCGTCGTAGATCCGCTGCTGGTTGTTCTCGATTTCCATGCGCCCGCCCCACGTTGCGGTGCGCAACGTTCCAATCGTGGCGCTCAGCGCGGAGAGACTTCCAATGCTCGCCGTATTGATCTGCGCAAGGCCGATTGCAGCGCCCGCGATATAGGTCGAGACGTTCCCTGGTGTGATTGGCGCAACCGACTGCCCTATCGACCATATGCCAGGCGTTGTAACGCCTGCAGATGCTTCTTCGATCATTACCCGGCCCACGAACATGTAAGAGTCATTCCACCCTGTCACCGTTGCGAACTTCCGCAGTATCACCCGGCAATACGCAGCTCCAGCAGGGGCAACGCCTGGACTGTATATGCGCTTGTAACCGGCCAGCGCCTTCCCTCCGCTATATTCGTTTGCATTTGCCCAGGCACCCGACGTGTTCCCTGCCCCCGTTGAGGCGCCAAGTAACTGATCGGCGCTGTTGTAGAAATACATGAAGACATTCACAGCACAACGATGCGCGCCAGTAATCGCGCTGACGATGTAGTTCTTCCCTGCCTCGACCGGCACTTTGAGGCTGCAGAAGTCGAAGTAGTGCGTTGCATCATTGATCGAGCTATTGCGATAGCCGTCGGTCTGGCTTGCCCAAAATACTTTGGCGCCCGGCTGGTTCTGCGCCAACGACAGCCACCAGTCATCATTGAGATTGATCCCCATCTGGTTGACAGCAGGCCCAGTTGACGCAGCAAAACTCCACCCATCGAGGCCGCAACTAAAGTCGCCGTTGTACATCAGGTTTGAACCGAAATTGGCGTTGATGCGTGACTTATCGAGATTCGTACCGGCGCCCAGGATCACATTGCCCGCCGCATCCTTGACCGTCAAATTGCGTGTATCGATGGCCTCCGGCAGGATCGATCCCTTGATGAACATGTTGCCGTTATAGACGTAATCGACGGTCACCCACACGCTGCCGTTGTACATCTTTTGAACGCTGAAGGTGCGATCGGCCTTGTACAGGGTGACCATGTCGCGCGTCCGCGCTGCGCCGTAGCCCGCCGCCTGCAGCGCTGCGTTTGCCTCGCCGTCCGACCAGATGCTGGATGTGGTCACTGCCGCGATGTCGACATTGCCCCGCGCACCTGCCGCACCGGCAGCGCCATTCGATCCGTCCGCCACCTTGGCCAGCGTTGCCGTTTGGGTGTACTGCACGCCGTCGACCGTGAGCGTTGCAGTGATCGTGCCGGAGACGGCCGCGAAGTTCGCGTACGTGACCGTCACCTCATTGCCGTTCACGGATGGCGTGATTCCGGCGCTGCAGGTAAATGCCACGGTGCCCGACATGTTCAGCAAATTGGCCTTGAAGGTGAATGATGCGGGCGAGGTACTCAAGCCGTCTGCTGCCACCTTGAACACTGCGGCCGAAGGCGCCAGGAACATGCCGCGGTCGCTCGGTGGCGTGTAGCGCGGATTCGCCGCCAGAATCAGTACCGTACGGTCGTTGACGAATGTCGCCATCAGATGGTTACCTCCAACGTGGAGCGAAGCGTGTCCCAGTCGGCCGTGCGCGAAGTGAGCAAGCCAACCTTGCCTGCGGCCAGGCCGAAGCGATTGCTGAATAGTTTTACTGCCTGCCCCAGCTCGAGCAGCAGCTGCGCCGGCGTCGCCTCGAAGCGGAACGTCGTGCGCGGCACCTTGGCGATCGCCAGGCGACGATTCGCCTCAGCCTGCGCGTCAACCTTGCGCAGCAGGCAGGTATCGATCTGGACGGGCTCGGCATCGAGCTTGTACGTGGCCAGCACGCCGGCATCGACAGCGGTCACCGACAGCCATTCCTGCGCATACAGCGCCTTGTGCGCGTCTGGCAAGGACGTTTGCAGCTTGCCTTGCGGCGTCCAGTTGCGGCAGTAACCAATCTTGATCGCCGCCACAACTTCCGTGCGCTTGACGATCGTAATGCTGCGATCCAGCTGCTGCGATGGCCGGATCTCGGCCGTGGCCACCGCCGGGATTGCGAACTGGATCAGGCGCAGCTTGCCGGTCATCGACGGTACCAGTTGGGCGCCGACGCTGGTGGCCAGCTGCTGGCATGCCAGCAGCACGTTGGTGCGCTCGGCCAGGTACAGGCCGACCGGCTGCGGATTGGCGGCCTCGAAGGCAGCAAGCTGGACCGCATCCAGGTCGGCCGCACTGAACCTGGTCGTCGCCTTGCCGCGCTGGGTGACCAGGTACTGCACCAGCTGGCCGATCGTATTGACGTAGCTGCCGTTGAATTTCGCCCCCTGGGCATCGCATGTGACCGCGCCCGGGCCGACCGCTTCGTTAAAGACCAGGCGGCCAGTACTGGTCGTCACGCTCACCGCTGCGCGCGGCTTACCCTCCGTCCGCACTTCGGCAACCGCCTCGTTCGCACCATTGCCGAAGGCATATTCCAATGTGCCCGGATTTGTCGGTACCGGGCTGATGTTGTGGCACTCGCCCAAGAGCACTGGTACCAGGGCATCGGGATTGGCAGCGTTGCCCCCAATCTTCGAATCCGTCACCGGCGTATTCAAGCGCTCCAGCTTGTTTACCAGGCGCAGGCTCAGGCGGTCCCGCGACTTGCAAGCGATGTCGACGATGACGCCGCTAAACACCTGGCGAAAATCCGCCCTGTCCCAGCGCACGTCGCCCACGAACGCGTTGACTGGCTGGTTCACCCAGATGTCGTCCAGCCAGGCATCGCGCGATCCGTCGGCGTTATAGATCTCGATGTCGCCTGCGGACAGGCTGGCAGAGGCGTCCATCGAGATCGACTCGGTCACCCTCAGCCCGCCAGCTACCACCGCCTGATATGGCGTATTGGCCGATCCGATATAGATCTTGTTGGACAGGAAGCGAGTCATATCGACGCCGGTACTTTTGACGCCGACTTCGAACAGCGTCACGCGCTGCGCCCCCGAATCCTGCAACCAGGAGGTAAATTGTGCATCGTTTATCAGGATACCGCCCTCCTCGAATGAACCTCGACGTACGCGGCCTCGGTCACAGCGTCCCTCACGCCATCCACGACGGTTTCAGCGGCGCGTTGCGCGGCGCCGGCGCCGGCGGTGATCAGGTCGCCAGTCTGCTTCGTCTGATCAGCACGAAGACCCTTTAGTTCCTTTGTCATTGCGTCGTTCGACGCCCTGAGCGCCTTGATTTCCTCCACGAGCGCAGTCGTATTGCCGGCGCCAAATTCGGCGTAATCGATCGCGAAAGAACGAACCAGGCCGGGGACGTCGCCGGGCGCGGCGGCAGGCTGACGCTGCACGCCCTGCGCAAGACGCGTCAACGTCGCATTGATGTCCGCCAGCGTTGCATCGGAGCTATTGAGGACATCGAGGCTCGCCTGGGCGACATTGGCCGAATCTCCCGCCCACTGCGCCAGTTCTTCGTTCGTGCGCATCACGGTCGCCAGGTCGGACGAATACTGTGCATCACCGCCGTTGATCCGCTGCGACAGTTCCAGGAATGCCTGCTCAACTTCTCCAAGGTTGCCCTGTGCGGTCACATCGCCGGCAGCGGCCAGTTGGCGCGTGCGTTCGAACTGGCGGCGCGCCTCGGCGTACTGCTGCTCCGGTGTCAAGAGTGACAAGCTGCTCAGCGCCAGGCTGCCATTCAGACCGCGCGCAGTTTCCTTGAACGACTTCATCTGCCCGATGAAATCTCCCAGGCTGCTCTTGGCTGCATCCTGTGCTGCCCTGGCATCCTTCGCCGCCTGCACCTGGTCAAACAGCGCGCGGTTACTCTCATCGAATGCGTTACGCTGCTTGGCAAGCTGCTCAGCCGAGGTCATCGTCAATTCATCCAACTGCTTCTGCAGGTCCGCGCGCTCGACCAGCATGTCGTTGGCGGCATCGGTCACGGCTTTGAACGCTGGCGCCAACTGCATCAAGGTTGCGTAGGTTTTCGCGCCAGACTCCGTGGCCAGCGCGCCGGAGCTGGCCAGTCCCAGCACGGCTTGTTTGAACTGTTCGTTCGTTTTGATGCCGCCGAGCCCCAGGGCATTCATCTGCTCGTTGAGGGCCTTCTGCATCGGCGCAATCTGCTCCGCCTTCGACAGGAAGTTCTGTGCAAAGAACGAGGTCTGGTTCGCCAGCGCCTCAGCACCGCCGGCCAGCGACAGCAGCCTTTCACGCGCCTGCAACGACGCCACGCCGACGGCGCCAAACGCCGCCTGGGAGGTGATCCCAAAGGTCGCCAAGACACCATCGACAACCTTGAAGTTGCCGGCCAGGCGCTGCAAAGTGGCACTCGCACTTTCGCCTTCCGCAGCGAAGCTCCCGATACCTGGCACCAGGCGCAAGGCAAGCTCGTCGCCCATGTCGGTGAACAACTTCGCCAACAGCTCCTTGTTCTTGGCTTCGTCCTTGGTGAGTGCCAGATTCAGCGACTTCGTATAGCCAGTGACCTGGTCGGCGGACAGTCCGAGGGTCGCCGCAAAATCGGTAGTGACCGCCTTGATTGCAGAGAACCCATCGCTCAGCGCCTTTTGCATACCGTTGTCAATGATGCCGACCTGGCGACCGCGCTTGCTGCTGCGGAACAGACCACCTTTTTGATACCAGTCAGCGTAGGTCTGTCCATTCGTCAGCCCGTCCGGCCCAAACTGGCCCGTAATGCCCTGCCCCGTCACTTCCTTGGGCTTGTGGCCAAACAGCCGATTCACCGCTCCGCCAACCAGGCCACCAACGAGCCCGCCAACCGCTGTGCCCAGGACGGGAACGATAGAACCCACCACAGCACCAATTGCCGTGCCGGCATTGACGGTGGAGTTGCCCGATCCGCCAAATGCGGAGTAACCGCCGGATACCAGCCGCCCGCCGTATATGCCGCCCGCAATACCCGCCGCCGCCCCAGCCGCTGCGCCCACACTGGACCCAGCGGAGACAGACGAGCCAAGGCCGCCCATGCCCACGCCGTTGTACGCAGCGGAGGCAGCTGCCGCCTCGGATGCACTCATCCCCATGCCGGCGCCGAAGGCGGATATTGTCGAAGAGCCGAAGAAGTTCCCCACCGTTGACACCATTGCGCCCATCGAGGCGCCGACACCGGCAAAGCCCGACGTGATCGCATCGTAGATGTTCTTGCCGGTGGAGATCCAACCCATGCCTTGGCCGCCGCTGGCCGCCATGGCCGGCCCGGCCATGCCGAACATACCCCCGAGCGTGCCCGCGACCGGATTGACCACGGCGGAGACCACTGGCCGCAGAACCAGGGTCTTAAACATGTTCTTGATCGTGTCGATCAAGTTCTTTGCGATCGACTGACCCGACTCGAAACCGCGCATCAGCGCGTCGGTCAACGATTTGTCAATGTTGTCAGCCGCCCGCTTCCACTCGTCAGCTGCAGCCTTGGCTTCATCAACTGCAATCTTCTTGCGAGCGCCGCTGCGTTGTTCGTTGGCGAGCTCACGCAATGCGGCAGCCTCGGCGCGATATTGCTCCGACATGGCGCCGGTGAGGTCGATCCCTTCAGCGATCTGCGCGTTCTCTTCCGCGCGCAGCGCCTGGCTTTCCAGCCGCACGGCATTGAGTTCAGCCAGGTCCAGCGCGCCCAGCCCGATCTGTTCGTTCTCGTCTTTTTGCGCCTGCAGGCCAGCGAACGCCTTGGCCTTGGCGTTGGCAGCGACGTCGTAGGCTTTGGCGGTCTGCTCCACAGCTTCGGCAAGCGCCTTCCGCTCCGCTGCCTCGGCCTCCACCGCCGCTTTGACTGCGGGCTGCTTGGCCAGCAGTTCGGCCTGCGCCTTCGTCAGCTGTTCAAGCGATATCTTGCCTTTACCGTACAGCGCGCTCAACTGCTCCCAATCCTTGATGAAGCTGCCTGTCAGGCCAGCCACTTCTGCCAGGGCCTTGGCCTCATCTTCCAGCTCCTTTGCCGCCTTCTTCGCCTTTTCAGCGACGGTCGCAGTACTGGTACCAACGACGGTCGATTCGCGGGTGATCTTGGCCATCGCCTCAACAGCACCATCGCCGGTGCCGGACCACGCGACTTTGATCAACGCCAGCGATTCCTTCCAGCCGTTGCCGATATCCTGCTGCCACTGGCGACCAATGCCGGCCGCCGTTTTAAAGTCACCCTGCATGATGGCAATCAGTTGCGCGCCTGCGGCGCCAAGGGTCTTTCCGACCGTTGAAAAGACTTCGACAACGCCGACGCCGACGGAGTACAGCAGCTTGAGCGACGTAGCAATAAAGTCCGCTGTCTTCTTGAGACGATCGCCACTGGTCATCGTGGTCAAGAACTGGCCGGTCAGCCGATTCAATGTCGGCAGAAGTTCGGCCGCAACGCCGCGTGCCACCCCCTGGCTTCCTTGTTTGAGCAGGTCAAGCGTGTCGTTGAACTGGCCTGCCTTGTCGACCGCTTCCTCGCTAAGGGACAGACCCAGCTTGTGTGCCCACTCGTCCATCTCGCGCAGGCCTTTGGAGCCCTCATTCAGCATCGGGATCATGGCTGCGCCAGATTTCCCGAAAATTTCCTGCGCCAGGGCGGCCTTCTCAACGCCATCTTCCATGCCAGCGAACCGGTCAGCCAGCTCGTATAGCATTTCTTTGTTGGTCTTGAACGAGCCATTCAGGTTCTTTGCATCGATATGGAGCTTTTCAAACGCAGGGCTACCGTCGACAATCGACTTCGACAGCTTTGCCATCGATCCTTCCAGGTCGCCGGCCTCCATGCCGCCCTTCTGAAAAGCGAGCTCAAGGCCGGCCAAGTCTTCAATAGCGATACCTGTCTTCTGCGACAGGTCGCTTGCCGCATCCGTGGCATCGATGGCACCCTTGATCCACCCAGTGAAGGCAGCGACCGACAGGCTCACGCCGATCGTGCCGAGGATGCCATTGATCTTGCTGCCAGCACTTGAAACGTGTTCAAGCGCGCCGACCGCCTGAGTACGGAATCGCTGGAACTCCGCCACCGCGCGCGCGGCATCTGCCGTGATTACTACTCGGGATTCACTCATTTCTTACGTTCTCTCCACGCCTGTAAGGTCGCGCGCTCCATTGCCTGAATCTCTGAAAACAACTTTGGCCAGTCCTTACGCCGAATACCCTGCGCATCGCGCACGATGGCGACGGCCGGATAGTGAAGGCCGACGGCGCCGCCCGGCCCGACGACCCATTGCGTTGACACCGCCTGGAAGAAGTTCCATGACGCGACGTTCTCCGGCCAGAGGTAGATCGGCTCGGTTTCGTCGCGCTCGAACACCGGCGCCAACCCAAATGCGGCGGCGGCTTCATCTACCTCCACCTGGTCCTGCTCTATCTCATCAGGACTTGCCAGTTGCCCGAGGGCGGCACAGCGCGCGACCGCGGCTAGTTTTTTTCCGCAGCGCTCGACTCTTTGGTGAATGCGTTGAAGCACACCAGGGCCATGCCACTGATGTCCAGCAGCGCGTCGAACGCTTCCGCGCAGAACTCGGCCGGCTCACCGGTTTCCTGGTCGTTGATCAGGCGCTGGCCCTGCCAGCCGGTAGTGACTTCCTTGGCAATTTCCTTCATATCGAAGTCGCCACTGTTGATGCGGTTCTTCAGTTCGCTCGCAAGCATGCGGCGGCAGATCAGGCTGAACTTGAACGGCACAGCGGCGCCGCCGGCATCCTTGAGGGTGCCTTTGACAGGGACGACAACGGTCGGACTGATAACGGAGACAAAACGTTTGTTCATTTTTTTGCTTTCAAAGGTTGGGCCCGCAGGCCCTGGTTATTAGGCGAAGCTGGTGGCGATGCGGAACTCGTCGTTGCCGGCAACAGGGAGCGCGCGCAGCTTGTAGCCGATCAGGCGCTCGCCATTCAGCTCCTCCTTGGTCGGTTCCTTGAACTGCGCGGCTGGCAGATAGACCAGCACCTTGTCGTTGGCTACGGTGCCATGGATCAGCCCGATGGACTTCTTTGCCGCCGCTTTAACGTCGCCCATGAAGGCGACTTCTTCCGCTGCAGTCTGTTTCAGCTTGATCGCGCCGGTGACTTCGCGGTCGGTGATGGCGACCGACTTGCCACCCAGGATCTTCTGAAATGTCGCGTTGATGCCCAGGTCGATGGTCAGGCCCAAGCTCGGGAAAGCCGTGCCGCCGACGAAAGCCGGCGCGGTTGCCACGGCATGGGTGGCGCCGATGGTGATGTCGCCCGAGTTGTCGTCGGTGACAATCTGCGGCACGCGCCAGGCCGTCAACGTCGTGGCAGGGTTCCCGGCCACGGCGATACCGCCATCAACGCCGATCATCTTGAAGCTGATGGTCGGTTTCTGGCCCACCGTCAGATCCAGGGTGGCCGTGCCACGGACGCCCAGCAGCTTATGCAGCACGCCATCGTCGTAGTAGTAAATGGTCACGGACTCGAAATTGCCCGACACGGGGGTGTAGTCCACGCGCACGCCTGCGGTAATGGTCTCGGCAAAACCGATCGCGCGCATCAGCGGGCCCCAGGCAGGCGCCTGGGCAGCAACACCCGCACCGACCAGTTCAATGTCGAAGCCGCACTCGACGTAGCTTGCGCCTGGCAGCTCTTCGGAGGCGCCCAGGTATTCACGGATGATGTCACGCTTGATGTACTCAGCGTTCAGCGCGTTGATCGACACGTTGCTGACCACCAGCGCATTCGCAGCGCCAGACGGCGTCGGATCGGTGCCGTAGGTCGTTTCCAGCTTCGCCAGGATGACGGTCTTGCGGATAAGGCGTTCAGGCATGCTTACTCCCCCTCTTTCGGTTCAGCGGGCAACTCCTGCTTAACCAGGTCGCCGGTGTCGACGATGCGGATGTAGCTACCGCCCAGGGCAGGTTCTTTGTGTACCACTTCGTCAGCGTTTTGTGCAGACGTCTGCACAATGCCGGAGCCGGCGCGTTCCAGCGCGTCGTCGCCGGATTCGTCGAACGAGTCAATCACGTTCATAATTTCAGGGTTCTCCCGTTGGTTTGATGTTTCACTACAAAGCGCGCGGTGACACAGGCGACGCTTGAATCAAGTTGATCGAAGTCCCAGTCGAGCGTGCTGCCGTCCAGGGGCTCAATGCTCATGACGCCGTAACCGAGATCGACGGTGCCGTCGAGGTTGTCGAAAACAAGCTCCAGCACCTGGTCAGCGCGCGATCCCGGTACATCGTCAGCACCATCGCGCCCCAGGCATTCGATCTCGATCAACGTGCTCCAGCTGGTGCGGCCACCGATTTGGCTGGATTCTTTGGAGGCGCTGCGCGACACGCGCACCACCACAGCGCTGGTCTTGTCACTGCTCAGGGCCCGCGAACGGTTCAAGTAGATTCGGTCGCCGGCAATGTCCGGCGCCGCCTTGAATCGCTCTGCAATCGCCTGCGCGATGGCCAGATGCTGGGTCGTCATGCTTTCTCCAGGTAGACCATGCTCAAGCCGGTCGGCAGCTCACTGTCGGGCTGGGCGTCGGCAACCTTCCAGGTCACGCCACGGATGGTGATGCGCGACTCGATAAAGTCCGCCGGCATGCGGTCGTTGCTGATAACCATTTGCGGCGCCGCCGCGCCCATCCCCACCCCGACCATGCCTTCCCTGTACTCGGCATCAAAGATGACGGGCACTTCGTCGCCAGCAATGAGAGCGCTGGCATTTGCCAGGCGCTCCATCGCCAGCTTGTTAAGACGAACTTCGAGCTGGTCGAACATGGTTAGGCGTTAATCTTGATGCGGACGGTGGCGACGCCGGCTCCAGCTGGAGCTACTGCGAAACCAGCCAGGTTCAAGGCGCCGGGTGTTTCGGTCAGGCGGTTGTTAGCCGGATCCCAGTACAGCAGTTCACCCTGGGAAACGTCATCAGTGGTCAGCTTCGCAATGGTGTACACGCCGGTCACTGCGACCGCGCCGATGCTGTTGGTCGGGATATCAGTCAGGGCAATGCCGATGCGTTTGCCCATTGCCACCACGGAACCGGCAGCGATTGCGGCGCCGGCATTGGTGAAGTCGAGGACTTCGCCCTCGCCTACATAGTTCTTTGCCATTCAAGGCTCCTTGTCGATTTGAGCGGCGGCGCGACCGCGCCGCCCGGATTAATGGTTAAGCGCCGTTCTTTGCCAGAGCGCGGAAGTCCAGTGCCTTGGCGGCAGCGTCCATACGCACCTTGAACTCGACGCCATCGCGGGACCAGCCATCCTGCTGCTCCAGGGTTGGCGTCTTATTGCCGTCCAGGTATTGCACTTCGACGGTGTCGTGGACGCTCTGGTTCGCGGCACCGTACCACTCAGTCGCCGAGGTGAGATCGAGGCGTGCATCACTGATCACCTCGAAGGTGCCGCGCACCGAGTTCGGCACCGTGTTGTTCTTCGCACCGGCGCCGACTTCGTACTCGCTCTCCATCACGACCTTGGCGGTGCCTTCCAGTGCCACTGGCACCAGCAGCTTGGCCAGGCGGATGTTCAGCGCGCTGGCCGTACCATCGGTTTGCTTGGCCATGAGTACGCGCATGGCATCGACCGTCTGCGTGTTGATGGCGCCAGCGGCAATCTTGTTCTTATGATCGTCGTGGAACAGCGTCTTGCCGTCGGACATCGCCGGGTTGCCGGTCAGGATTGCGTACACCAGGTCACCGATGGTGCGAATCGCTGCGCGGCCCATGCGGCGCGGGATCTTGGTAAAGGCGTCGAGGTCATCGTTGATGATGGTCTGGCGGTTCAGGCTGAACATCTTGCCGTAGGTGGCCAGCTGCACGGTCTCTCCACGTTCACCAACCGTCGCATACTTGTACTCGCCGCCGTCCTGGATCTTGTCCAGCGACGGGAAGGTATTCAGGTCCACCCGCTTGCCTGGTTTGAAGTCGCCCAGGGTGCCTTCGGAGGTCCACAGCTGGAAGGTTTCGTCGGCTTCTTCGTAGCCCTTCATCATCGACTTGGTGGCGACGTTCGCCAGCAGCAATGGGAAGTCCGAGCTGGAATGCGTGAATGCTGCCGCCACGACGTCCATCTTGCCCAAGCCTTTCGCGTTGACGCCGGCATGCGCCAGGCATTCGCGCGCCAGGTCCATCAGCGAAAAACCACGATAGTTGTTCGCGGTGTCGTCCTTGGCCAGGCTGCCACGCGCCATGATCGATGCCAGGGCGCCTGCGCGGAACCTGTCACGCTCATCTTCCATAGTTACGATATTGCCCGCGACTGGCACGGCGCCGTTGCCCATGTGAGCCAGCAGCTTTTCGTGCGCTTGCGCCACGGTGCAGTCCTGGTCGTCGACACAGGTGGCCAGCAGCGCTGGCACGCCGCCGACGCTGGCGAAATTTTTGAATGCAGCGGCAATGCTGGCACGGCGCGCCTTGTCAGCCTCCAGTGCAGCCTTGGCCGCTGCCTTGATGGCGTCGTCGTTGGCGGTCGCGTTTGGTTGTGGCATGGTATTGCTCTCCTTCGATGGTGGTTGAGGCGCGGCAGATGCCGCCGGGGTAGTCGGCTGCGGGAACGATGCGTACCGCGCCTTGAGGGATTCCTTCAGCTGTGCGCTGGCCGCAATTGGCAAGCCTGCGACGATCACGTCGATGAAGTGCGCTTCCAGCGCCTGCTCTGCGGTGTACCAGTGGTCTTTGCCGTCCGTCAGCAAGGCCAGCATTGCCGTCTTGTCGGTGCCGGACTTGGATGCGTAGGTAGTAGACATGGCGTCGGCCCAGCTGTCGAGCATGTCGGCGTATTCACGCATTGCGGCGCTGTTGCCGGAGTTCCAGCCCCACGGCGCGTGGATCATCAACTGCGCGTTCTCCGCCATCTCGACGGTGTCACCCGCCATCGCGATCAGGCTGGAGATCGAGGCGGCAATGCCGTCCACCACCGTGGTCACGGTGGCCTTATGACGTTTAAGCGCATTGTGAATAGCAATGCCATCGGTGACGGAGCCGCCGTAGCTGTTGATGCGTACCGTCAGCTGTTCAACGTCGAGCGCGGCGATGTCGCGAACGAAGTTGGCTGCCGTGACCGTGTCGCCGTACCAGCTTTCGCCGATGTCGCCGTAAATCAGAATTTCCGCTGCGGACGCCTGCGCGACGCCTGCGGCGTTCACACCCGACTTGGCGCGAATGGTGTACCACTTCGCTGGCTGGTTCTGGTTTGCAGTTGGCATCGTCCGTTCCTTATTGATTGCAGTTCATTTGAAGTCATCAGTTTGTTTTTTCGGCCGTCTCATTTCTAGGGAGAAGTGAGACAGTTTTTGCGCGCGAAAAAGAACAGGCCGCCCGAAGGCGGCCTGGTGAATGCAGGGTGTGGCTATTCTTCTTTGGGATCTGGCGGTGGAACCGCCGGCGCAGTTTTGTCCTTGTTCGCAAAGTCGGAGGCAAAGACCAGTCCCTTGGCGCGGCACTCGTCGCGGTGCGCCTTGACCTGCTCCAGCACGTCACGCGGGTTGACACCACGCTTGCGCATGACTTCGACTTCGCTGGCGAAGCCATCCTCAACCAAGGAGTGCCAGGCAAGAGCTTCTTTCAGCGGATCGATCCATGGCATGGACTGGCCGACGAACAGTGCATCGTTCGCGCTGTCTGGATCCACGTCGCGCGGCATTGGCACGACGCCCGACAGGCTGGCAGCCAGCACAAAATCATTCCAGACCGGCTGCACGAATTGGCCCACGAATTCGTCGCAGAGGACCGCATAGTGGATCCACTGCTCCACCAGTTCCTGCCGCTGGGACGAGTAGGTGCCGCTGTAGTCACGCGAGATGCTGGAGTAGCTGCCGCCCAAGCCGGCTGCGACGGCGCGCAGCTGCCCCTGCCGGAACGTGACCAGGTTGGGATTCGGCCGGTTGGAATCGATCATGCCAATCTCTTCGCCAATGCCGAGGTTATCGATGATCATGCCTGGAGACAGGCGCAATTCTCGTGGTGCAGTGCCGGTATCGTCGGGGCCACGCGCGTAGTCGTCCGGAGAACCCTTTTTGACGTAGGCGGTCAAGGACGCTGCCACCTTGGCCGCGATGCGCTCGGACTCCTCGTAGTCCTTGATGTCTTCCAGTCGCGTGATCACACTTGCGAATTCGGAGACCCCGCGCATCTGTCCAATGCGATCGACCGTCGCAATATGGTGGATCCGGCCGGCATCGATGCGCTTGAGCTCGTAGCTGCGCTTTGTCCACGTTTCACCGCCAGGGAACTCCTTGTATGCCCAATATCCCGTCGGCTTGCCCCAGGTATTGCGCTCGATCCCCTGTTGGATTCCTTTGGCCAGGTCGTGATGATCCAGAGGAATCAGGTCAGGTTCAATGAGTTCGAGCGAATAAGGAACCTTGGTTGCATGGTCCAGCAGCGGCACGGCGCCCATCAAGCGCTGCGCGAAACACTCGCCGTCCCGCAACCAGGTCTTCGCTACCAGGCGCTGCACCTTACTCCAGTGATGCCGCTGGGTGACTTCTGGATTCTGCTGCCAATCGCGGTAGGCGGTGCGCAGCGCCGCCGCGTATTCATTGTGGATCGAGCCATCCTTTCGGCGGGGTTGAGGCTCGATGCCGATGCCGCTCGGGCCAACCACATTGTTCACCAACGTGCGAAGAGCGCCGCGTGCGATGTCGTGATTCTGTTCCAGGTTTCGAGCCAGACCACGAAGGGCGACGGCGCCCTGCTGGACCTGTGCATCAGGTGAACGCCCATCGCGCGCGCCTTTCCGCAGACGCGATGGTTTGGCCGCTTCATACTGGCTCAGGACGCTGCGCGCTGCCAGGCGGCGCAGTCCTGCCGCCGGCCACAGATAGGCGATGGCGCGATCCATGGCGTTGAGCTGCACTTTGGCCTTGCCGCTCATTACAGGGGCTCCGCGAAACTGGCGACCGAGAACGACATGCCACCGATTGTCGGCTGCCCACTAGCGCCGCGCAGCACCTGAGCTACGCGTCCCTCCCATTCGCGCCGACCTGCCCTGATCTCGTTCAGGTTCTCCATGCCCATGGATCGGCCCTGGAAGGTGATCGTCTTGCCGGCCAAGACGGCCAGCTCGGCCTCAAGGTACTTGGAAAGCATTTCTGCTGGTGTGGTCATTGGACGCTCCTTATTCGAAGCGCCCAACACTACAGGTGGCGAAGTCTCATTTCTAGGGAGAAGTGAGACTACGCCCTACAAATCGGATCTGCTACCGATAGACGCGAGATACAATGGATTGTTTCCCGTAGTGCAAGCTAGACCTGACAATGGATTTCAGATGGTATAGAGTTCGTTTGGGTCTATTTCGGCCAGGAGTGGCCACTCAGTGTAGTGGAACCGGACATACAATGTCTTGACCACCTAACCCCAAGAAAAGATATGTCTCTCGACTTCAAAGCGCTTGATTCGACATTAGCGGTAACGTCTGCCGAAATTGCCAATTCCCGAAACGGACTGCAGACTGACGTACCTGAGCTATTGTTCCATTACACGACATCTACTGGCATGCGCGGCATACTTGATAGCTCGCGGCTGTGGGCTACCAACTATCGGTTTCTTAACGATGCATCTGAGGTAGCTTACGGTGCGAATCTCTTCGAATCCCTGATCCGAGATCGGCTCACGACGGCCCAAAACGACGTTGTTTCTGAGTTTTTATCGCGGACGCTACATACCGCAAATGGCTTTAATGGCATGGTTGATTGTTACATTGCCTGCTTTTGTGCGCGAGACGACTTGCTGAATCAATGGCGTACATACGCTGAGTCCGGAGGCGGCTATGCTCTTGGACTGCAAACAAAGGAGATCGGGCTTCGCTGGGGCCAACTAGAGCGCGCGCAGGACTTCATGCTTCGGCGCGTAGTCTATAACCCAGAGCAGCAGAGAGGACTTCTCTCCGAGGTGATAGACAAGACAATGGATGCTTTGATAGCGGGCACTCAGGGTCTTTCGGTTGCCGACTCGAATAGCGTCATCGCTAGATGCTGCCAGTTTATGCGTGCGGAAGTGGCGGACTATCTCCTTTCATTCAAGCATCCAGCGTTCGAGATTGAACAAGAGTGGAGGCTATGTCACGTTGTTTTTCCAAACGAAGAGGACCATGTTTTGTTCCGAGATGGACCGTATGGACTTACGCCTTACGTGTCCCTTGACGTTAGCCCAATGGCTGGTATTTACCAGAATCGACTGCCTCTAGTTCGTATTACGCATGGGCCTGCACTAAATCCAGAGAATATGCGTTTTGCGCTCGAAAAGTTGCTTCGCTCGAAGAACTATGCGTTTGTGGAAATTGCCGGGTCAACCTTACCTGTGCGAGTCTGAGCTTCACTTATCGTTCCTGCGGACCGTATGCGGTGGTCCCTGAATTCAATTGTTGAAGGTCTGGTTAGAGGCGGTAGCCGCCTCTAAACTAGCAGTCAGAGGCCGCTCATTCCCGAGCCAGTACAGATTATCCGTCCAAGCTGGCTACCCTCCCTTGATGATCTTGTAGAACTGCGAGCGGCTGATGTTGTACTCGGCCATCAGTTCCTTGCGATTCCGCCCGTTGTATTTGGCCCTAACCGCTTCGGCACGGGCCTCCGAATCGATGTCGGATTTCTTGATGTACACCTCCTGCCCGCCCCACTGCAGGCGCAGAAGCGCGTCAATTTCGCGTTGTTTCTCTGGTGTGAAGACGGCCAGGCCCAAAGTGGCGCCGACCAGGCTGACGAAGCAGCCAACAATGTCATTTTCGCTGTGCATTTGCATTAGTTAAATCCCCTACTTGCCCATTCGTCGGATGCGAAGCCATTGCCTGCGCTCCTTCTTTGTTGCGGCGCTACAGGCCCCGCTGTCGGCGTCGGCCGATGCGCTTCCGAGGTGTACGGTCGTGCCAATGGCGGTGCTGCCACCGGCACCGGCTGGCTGAACAGATCGCCTATGGCTGGCTGGACCTCTGCTTCGAGGGTGTCCCACCATCTCGCCGGCTTCTTCGCCAGCTCCAGGTGCGTTTCGAGCCAGACTGCATAAACCGTGCAATCCCACGCTTCCACTCGCTTACGAAGCGCCGTCCAGCGCGATTCTTTTCCGCTGGCGGTAGCCCGCTCCACTCGGGCCTCGCCTGCCATCTGTGCAAAGTATTCATCCGTCGATTCCTTTGAGAAGTGCATGTAGCCAGGCCCAGGCTTGGTGATTTGTAGCCGGCCATAGATCAAGTCTTTGGCCAGATTTGTACCGACCTGCCACAGGAACAGGCCACGCTTCTTCGTCTTGCCTCGCCAGTCGATGTCCACCTTTGAGACGCCATCCTTGATGTGCTTCTCTCGCCCTGAACGGCCCTTCACAGCAAAAACCTTGCGGCCCAGCGCAGTCTGCGCATGCACAAAGCTGTACACCGCCTGCGTGTGGTGGCCGCCGGTGTCGATCGCCGATGCGTAGATTCCGATTGCCTTGCCGCTCGCGTGCGGAAACTCCGTCTCGAACAGGTATTCGGCAACGTCCTGCCACACCTGGTCTTCGCTGGGGTTTCCATAAAAGACCCGATGCTCGATCTTCCATGTCTCGCAGCCGCGCCCATATCCGCGAACCGTCACCTCGATGCGGTTGTCCTGCGTGTCACATCCTGCCAGCAGCCGCAGGCATCCCATTGGTACCGTCCCGAGCTTGTACGGCTCGGCGCGCTCCTTTAGCTGCTCGGCATCGGTCTTCTCCTGTTCCAGCGCCCACACCTCGCCCAGCGTCGTATTTGTGAACGCCTTGAGCTTAGTAATGTCGCCGCCCTGGGCCTTTTCGTAGGCCTCCAGGAATTCCTCCACCAACTTCGACCAGGTCACCACTGGGCTGTACGCGGTCCAGACATGGAACGCGATATGCTCGAGCGCCGGGATCTCCTCGCCGGCCGCATTGCGGAAGATGCCTTCGGCATCGACCGTGATGCTGCCGTCTTCGTTCTGCCATCGGCCCTGGTCGGCGACTGCCAGGTACTGCGCCTGTGTGATCAAGCAACCGTTGTGTGGGCACAAGTGCCGAACGGTTTCCGGGTCGCCGTTCACCCACTTGAAGCCGTGCGCCTCATCCTTCTTCCCCCAGGCCAGCGTGTGGAACTCTCCGCACTCTGGACAAGGGATCGCGAACTTGAGGCGCACGTCCGCCGCCTGATACCTGTCGTCGATGAGCGAGAAGCCCTGCAGCTTCGGCGTCGATCCGGTAATCACCTTCGGGAACGTCGCCCCCTCCACCCGCTTCGCCGCCAGCACGTCGGGCGAGCCTTCTTTTTCGATGTCGCGATCGAACGCATCCAGTTCATCCAGGAGCGCAACGTCGACCGATATCCGCCGGTAGGCCCGGGCTGCGGTTCCGCCGCGCGTGTGCAACAAGCAGCCCAGGAATTTCTTCTGCGCGAGTGTGTTGTCCTTGTGCCTGGAAACGTGCGCCGGCATCGCCCTACGCATCACCTTCACGTCCCGCAGCATCGTGTCGAGCTCGGTCTTGACGAACTCATCGCTATCACCATCCGTCGGCTGCCACAGCGCCTGGTTGCGCCGCTTGTGTTCCGCAAAATAGCCAACAGCGGCCAGCAACATCTTCGTGTATCCCACCCGCGCCGACTTCTTGAAGTCGATGGCGCAGATGTCGTCGTTGCTGATGCACGCCAGGATCGCGCGCTGGAATGGCCAGGGCCGCCAGGCCTGCTCCACGTACGACGACTCGGCGGACAGGTAGAAGTGCTCCCGCGCCCACTCCTCGAGTGTCATTGGCGGCGGCACGCCGAACGCGCCCAAGCCCCGCGTGACAGTCTTGGCGAGTTCAGGAGAATCCCAGTTCAGGACTTCATGCATGCAGCTCATGGCATGGGCTCCTCGAACTCGACCACAGGCTCATCGTCGCCTTCGTCGTCCGGCTCACGCAGGTCATCGAGCGACATGCCGGCAACGATGTTGCGCACCAGCGCGATCTCGGCGGCAATGCTCTTGATCTCCTCGCCGGATAAGGTGGGCACGCGGCGCTTCACAGCACCAGGGATCGCTTCCAGGATGCCGGCGATCCTGCCGCCGGCTTTGGACAACACCTCTTCGATCAGCGTCACGGGCGCCAGCTCGGCGCGCGTGACGGCGTTCTGCATTTCGATCTTTTCGCGCTGGGCCTTCGCCAGGCCTGCGCGTTCGGTGGCCAGGTCAAGCTCGCCATTCGCCGCCCTGCCCGCCGCCTGTTCGCGCAAGTGAGAGCAATAGGCCTGCAGCAGCTGGTGGCCATCCATGGACTTATCGAGGATGCCTCGGCCAGCCAGGTTGCCGATCGCTTGCTGGCTAACGCCGACGAGCGCGCCGAAAGTGGCCTGGGTCATCGGCTTGGTAAGGTCGAAGGTAGACATGACAATACAACCCCCTTAGGAAGGGCTTTTGACTAGAGAAAAATCGGGGTTCGAATTACCCTTGACGGCCCCCTCTCGGGAGTACCTTGGAAAAGCTTTTGGTCAGCGCTGGGATGCCCGCGCTTCGGCCAGAGCGCGCTGGAATTCACCCTTGAAGTGCTGCTCGATAGCCAGCTTCGCCACATATTCAAAATCGAACGTCGCCTGATAGGTAACGTTGCGCACGAAGATCATCACGGCCCTGATGGCGGTGCCGCGAGCAAAATGCACACGTTGATAGATGCCGAGCGGGAGGCGATCACCCGGCCTGCCCACAAAGTAGGAAACGCCTTGCCGTGTCTTGCTGCCTCGCTCCAGTGACTCGCGGCGCTTGTCCGTCATATTGGCTTTGTAGCCAGCCTCAGGGAAGGCACGGAAGTAGGCCAGGATCTGCACGATCTGTCCACGGCTCATATTTCCGTAGTCATCCAGTTCCGCGCCCTCACCCGGCACCACGCGGTAGCCCGGTGGCAGTGCGCCGATGGCTTCCAGCGCCCGCTCGAATCGCTTCTGCCCACGTGTCCCGCCCTTGATCTGCGCTGCCATGTATTTGGCGGCAGGGGTACTGCTCTTGCTGGCAAAGTCTTTCAGCTTTACTTCGGCGGTGAGGCTGTCGCTCGTGGCCGGCCGCACGAACAGCCCCGACATGGTGAACGGTGTAGGCTTATCGAAGACGTCTCGCATCTCTCTTTCCTCGGCCTGCTTGCTCTTGACCGCCACGCGCGTCAACGCCACGCGCGTGGCAAACTTGACCTGCTTCTCTTCCACCAGCATCCCTGCGGTCAGCTGCTTTACTGCGTCGCGCACGTCAACGGTCATGTAGATCTCCGGGAAGTGCAGACGTCTGCACGGAAAAAGAAAAAGCCCGCTCAGCGGCGGGCTTTAATTGTTGCCTTCCTTCAGACGAACAGGCGCCTCCGCGAGGGAGACGCCGATTCGGCTGAAGGCTCGGGATACCCCGGCAGGCGAGTTGTAGCCTGAATGGTAGCCGGGCTACCTAAGGTTATCAAGATACTCCTTAGGTTCCTTTCCGCTTTGGCAATCAGCAGCGGCATATGTCGTCCCCGCACGCCGCGCACGAATCGGCGCAGCTGATCCGCTGGCCACTGGTGGATATGGAGCGCCTTCAACACCTGGCGCTCGTTCGCGTCGCCGAGCTGGCGCCATGCCGCCTCGACCACCCATCCGTCCAGTTCCGCACCTGTGCACGCCAGTGGGCGCTGCAACCTGCTGCCCTCGTCAGCCGGCGCCAGGGTGCCTCCTGCCGCAACTGCGCGTTGAAGAACATACTGGCGCGCCCAGGCCGCACAGCATCGCGCGCCACCGTCACGTTTTTCCGCGCCACGCACGGCGCGACGCCAATTCTCCAGCCTAGCCTCAAACTGCTCATCGCCAGGCCCACTTACCACTGACGTACCACGCGGCGTAGTGCGCGGAACCTGGTTCACCACTTCGATCGCTTCGTACGCAATCCCGTCAACTTCAATCACTTGCATTTACATTTCCTTTATTTGCTCGCTCTGTCGGAGCCCCTGAATCCTGTTGAACAGACCCTTTACATGCATTCACTGAACCCTGTTACGCTGAAACCCGCATGAATCCTTGCCTTTACAGGGTTATCAGGGTTAACAGGGTGTGATTACACGCACATATGAAAAAACTTCCAGCCTCTCTAATCTAAGAAATACACCCGCGCACGCGTGGTACCCCTGTAAACCCTGTTAACCCTGTTAACACCGCATGGATGCTAGTTTTGCGCTGTACCGGGTTTGTAAAACCCCTGTTAATAACCCTGTTCTTGCTCACTGTTAGATCTCGGCCTTGATGTCCGCCAGTCGGCGGAAGCGTTCGCAACGAGCACTCAACGACTCATCGGGAGGATCGCCCTCTTGATCCGGCACATGCAGTACGGTCAGCAGCTTCCGCTTCGCACCGATGGTCACCCACTGGCGGTCCTTCTTGAGGCGGTTCCCCATCAACTCGGCAAACTTGGTGAGCGACTGCCCTCGCAACCCGTATCGGGAGCAGTAGCGGTCGTAGGCCAGGTACAGGTCATTCGACAGACAGGAGCAATACGGTGCGTCCAGCTCGCCACCTGACCAGGCGAGATAGAACGCCTCCCAATCGGGCCGGCCAAAGCTGATGACACGCTCTTTCGCCGCGGTCATTGGCGGCCACGTATGAGGGTTGAAGTCGCCTAAGGGATACTCCAGCAGGAAGGCATAGAAGGCCTCGATCAGGCCATCCTCCAGCACGGCCTTGATTCTCCCGAGCAGCTCAGGGTCCAGATCGGTGCGCACATCGGCAACACAGAAGCGGCGGTCGTGCGGCTCCAGCGGTACAGCCTGGAACTCGTTCGACAGCATTACCGTGTTCATGTGGTTGGCCTCGTCGCGGTCATCCTTGAACTTCTGGCTGATCGGCTGTGTGCGGCCCGTGATCATGTGCTTGATCAGCCCAATGGAACTGTATTTGTCCTGGCGCGAGAGAATCTCTTCGAACAGCACGAACAGCTTTTGCGACCGCCACACGGTGTACGTGGAGTCCAGCTGGTTCTGGCCACCGGTCGCGCCGTATTCACCGTAAATGGGCTTGACGATACCCTCGAAGAAAAGGCTTTTGCCAGTACCCTGCTTCTCGCCAAAGAACAAGAGTGCTGTTTGCATCTTGGCTCCGGGGTGCTGTAGCGGGTAGGCCAGCCAGCGCAGTACCCACTGGAACAGCTCCTCCCGGTTCGGCTCGGAAAAGCACAGGCTTGCCAGCAGCTCCAGCGCCAGGCCGGCTTTCTCGTCGTCCTTCTTCGGCTTCAATGGGAAACCTTCGAACATGTTGATATGCGTCTTCAGATCGACCGTCTGCGTCGGATCAAAGACCAGGTTCTCCAGGTCGATCTCGCGTCGCATGGAATGCTCCAGCCAGCGCTCGGCCAGATTCGCGCCGCGCGACAGCGCCATGGCGTCGTAGCCGATGATCTTGCGGCGATCGTGGTCCCATACGGTTTTTGTGCCATACAACAGCGTGTATCGCTCCAGCATCATCAAGAGGGAGTCATCCCCCGCCCCCCCGGTAGTCGCTGCAACGCCGCGCACCGTAGCCGGGAGGTTACGAGGGCTGATGGACCGCCGTTGTGGGCTGTTCTCCCATTGCTTGGCGCTTTCCTTGCCGACCATGGTGACAAACGCCTTGGCCTTCATGCGCAGTTTGTTCACCGAATCCCACACTTCGGTCGTCCCCTGGATCAGCGCACAATGCGATAGCGCCCATCCCAGCGATACCAGCCCGACCTCACCCTCCGGCGCCGCATCCGCAGTTGAGGGGGGCGGGGGGAGCAGCCCTGCGTCGTCCGGCATTGCGTCAGCTCGCGCGGGCGCATCATCAAAAGAGGGGGCGGGAGAACCAATGGACCCAGCATAGTTATCAATGGCCGCTGACGGCGCTGCAGAGATGTCGGGCGACTGATTGGTACCCACTGCCGCAGGCAAGGCAGACACCGCTTGTGCGCCGCCTTCCGAGGGAGGGACAGACTTAGGCCGCTTCGCGGCAAGAAGAACGGGCGCGAGTTGCGACGCCACAACTTCAAGCGACTTGTCCGCGTGCAAGTCGTTCCAATCGGTCAGCTTGCGCCCGCCCCTATCCCCGAACGATGGGATCGCGAGCGAGGCGTTTCCGACGAGCTTTGCGGCCGCCATGCTACGCGACAGGCCGGCATTCTCAAACTTCCTCGTGTCGATTCTGCGCCCCCTGCGCACATCGCTTGCGATGTAGTCGACGCCGTTCGCGTCAACGCACCACTGCGCGGTAACCTGTACCGATTCGCCGCCGGAATTCTGGATCGTATGCTCTGCCCCATCGATCGGCACATGCACTTGCACATCGAATTCACGGGCCAAGTGCTCGGTGAAACGCTGCTCCAACAGGTAATCATCATCGACCAGGAATAGCATGTGCGCGCCAGGATGCCGGCGCCGCAGCTCCTGCGCAACGACACCGATACTGCCGGCATCGAATGCCACCGCCACGGGAAATTCTTCGCCGAGCAAGGCAGATGCCATGCGAACAGTTCGGCATGTGGCGTAGCCTTCACCCAGGCCAATAACGCCGGCGTCGCCGGCTTGACCAGCAAGGCCGCCGAGCAGGCACGCCGCACCGACCTTGTCCATACCGCTGCTGTAGCGCTTGTTCCCGGCCGGGTCAATGCGCTGCCGGCCGACCATCTGGCCTGCGCGCATCATTGGGATCAAAAGCTCACCGTTATCATTGACGCGCACGCCCTCCGGAGTGATCTTCTTACGATCCAAGTAAGCATGCGCGACGGGGTTGCGCTCGGCCTTGTTCCATTCGTCCAGCGCGCGATTGGCAGCGAGCTGCTGCTCACGGCGTTTCTCTTCCGCCGCCCGCTCCTCCTCCTCCCGCCGCTTCGCAACCAGGTCGGCGCGCTCCTCGGCGGACATCGCATCGGAGTCGCACGTTACCTGAATCGTGCCGGGATCGAGGCCGATGTAAATCCCATAGGCGCCAGTGATGACCTCACGGCCAGTTTTCAACGTGGTACGGCGCAGCACATACCACGCCTTCTTCTTTGGTCCGAAGCGGTAAATCCTGCCATCGATCTTCGGATGGTCCGAAGGCAACGGCGGCATATCCGCCAACTGCATTTGGAGGACTACGCGTCCAACGTCATCAATCAAGACTTGGCTCCCGCGAAGCTCGTAGGGCCTTTGTACGGCACTTCTTTACCCGCCACGACGGAAGGCGAAGCACGGAAGTCAAACGCACCTGGTCGGAACACCATCGCGCTGCGCGCGCGCAGTGGCTTGAAGCCGTTGCCGATACGTGGTTCCGGCAACTTGCCGACCCAAGTTTCCGTCGGCTTGGCAACACCTAAGTAGGCCCGCCCTTCATCGGTCAATTGCACGTCGGCGCCATTCTTTTCAATCAACCCGTAAAAGACCAACTGCTCAATAACGAGCACGTCAAAGGCGGTGCGTGTAATGGACTTGCCGGCGACCCGATACAACGTATCGATGGCCGCACGGCCGCCGAGGGAGTGTAGCGAAGACAGCGCATTCGCTGGGCGGCTACCACGACGAGGCAGATCATGCTTAGCCATTACGCTGCCTCCCTTGCAGTTGCGACCGGGTTCGGAATCGGGCAATGCATCAGGAACATCAGCGTCATCAGTTCGCGAATCGTAGTGTGCATGCGATTCTCCAGAATCTGGAGGGTCGCACGCTCACGCGCGTCGATCTTTCCGTCCTTCTTCGCTTCCGTGTACTCACGCGACAATGCGCCCAGTTCTTCATAGAGTTCATGAAACTTGTCGTGCAGCTCTACTTCCGACAAATCACCAGGCTCCGGGAGCGCATAGAAAACACCGCCACTTGCGTGTGCCACTGCTTGCGCAAAGTGTTTGGTGCCCGCGTAGTCTTGGATCAGCAGCGCGGTGTCGACACGCATGCCACTGCCCTTCACTTCATATACGCGCTGCTCAAGGGCCGATTTGCTCATGCCTAAAGTTGCAGCAGTCCCGTTCCAGCCGTGGACCTTGATCATTTCTTGGTATGCAGCTAACAACTCCACAGTATCGTCCTTTAGTTCTTGGGTTTTAGATAACAAAATTCTTCTCTAACATTCCGATATGCCGACCTACCTACCCATCCATATCGCTGAATTTCCCGACGACCGAATGTTGTGGCACGGTGTCAAAGATTTGGGTCGGCGACGGCGGCTGCCTCCCGCCATGCCCAGGATTACTGCGGATGTGAGCCTCCTGAACCGTTGGCACTGGGAAAAGATCTGGCCGCTCCAGGCGGACCTTTGGTGGAATTCCTCGACTCTTCCAGTTCTGGACTCGTTGCACCCCACCTTGATTGGGATACCCCAGTAGGCGAGCAACTTTTGCTGGTCCGCCCAACTCGTCAATTAGCTTGCAGTCGTCTTTGCACATGTCGTTTGTTGGAGGTTATGAACGACCATGATTAAACACCATGTTTAATTGCGAGTCAACACCGTGTGTAACACAATTTGTTTAGTTGGCCTCAAAATCTTAAACATGCATCCACAAATGACCCGCCTATACGCCGCCGCCAAAACCCTGCGTGGCATTAACACTCAAACTGAGCTCGCAAGGGCGTTGAATCTCTCCTCCCAAACGGTAAACAATTGGGAAGCACGCGGCATTTCAAAACCCGGAATGCTTGCCGCGCAAGCCACGATTGGCTGTTCTGCTACCTGGTTGGATTCTGGGGAAGGAGAGATGATTCTGTCGGCACCGGAATTACCTCCTGGTGTAATGCAGGTTGTGGCGGCCGGGCCAGACGATCCTTACACGTATGGAATTCCTCGCGTGCACCTGCGGTTGCAAGCGGGGATTATGGGGATTCAAACCGAACCCGATCAGCGAGGCCACGGAATTCTGCGCATAGATCGAAGCTGGGCAGATCGCCAAAATCTTGACCCGAAACGCCTCGTTGCAATTCAAGTCAAAGGTGAGAGCATGGAGCCGGCCTTGTACGAAGGCGATATCGTCGTCATCAATCTTGCTGACACTCGCCCAGTTGACGGAAGCGTATACGCTGTCAACTATGAGGGCGAGGCAGTGATTAAGCGCCTGAGCAGGGACGTAGGTGAGTGGTGGCTGACTTCAGACAATACCGATCAACGGCGCTTCCATCGCAAACTCTGCCGCAATGGGGAATGCATTATCGTCGGAAAGGTTGTCAGGAAAGAAAGTACGCACATCTGAATTAAACAAAATGTTTGACTGAATTTTAAACATGGTGTTTAATCGCTCCGTCTTGTTTAACGACGGAGCGATAGATGCATCAATTCCGAAATTCCCCTGCGGCTGCAGTTGCTGCAATCTTGCAGGAGGCGTTCGCCTCCACATCCCAAAAAGCAGTACGGAGCCAAGAATACCGCTCCGGCGCTCACGCACGCCTGCTGCAGCTCACAATTGGAAAACCATTCGCCTGTCCGTTTGCGGAAGGCTCGCCGCAAGCTGATGCGTTCTTCGCTGGCGCAGATCAGGGAACTCAACTGTTCCACGCAAACAGGTTGCAGCGAGTGTTTCCGCCCTCTCCGGTTCCGCTCGCGGGCCTCAAGGGCCACGCGTACATTGCTGCCCGAAACTTGAATAAAAAAGTTGAACGTGTGCAGACGTCTGCACATATCAACGATCAAGAGGCGACTCAATGAGCGCCGCCGCCGACATCCAGGAAACGACTTCCCACGGTAGCCTGTCCGAGCAGGCTGCAGCAGTCGTAGCAAGCCTGAACCGTCTCAACACTGCTGCTGCGAATGCCGCCGAACTGCTCCACCTGGCGGGCGTTGCCGGTATGCGCGGTGATACCGCCGACGACCTTAGTACCGCGCTTGCGATGCACGGGCATTTGGTCCACCAGTTCAATGTGACCGTTCGCACAAGCGCAGGCGCTGCATCCTATTGCACCCGCTCTTTAAATGCAGCGGTCGCAGCCGAAGCAGCCTTAGACGACCACGGCGACACACCGTGCGGCATTACCGTTACACCCGCGCATCCTGACGACCTGGCACTCGCAGCTGCACATCGCGCATTGCGCGTTGCAGGGCCGCTAGAGGCGGCGCTCAAAGACCCGTCGATCGGCTGCGCGCTCCGCTCGTATGCACGTAAGCACCCTGTGCGCCGCACGCCCCCCATCGATTTCAAATCCCTCGCAGCAAACGACCGCGATTAACTGAAAGACCTACGTCATGAAAAAACTCGTTGTACTTGCACCGCCTGTGGTGCCTATGCCGGCTGACCGCGTGATCGTGGTCGACGAACTGGTTATCGAAGGCCACCAGGAGGTCGATACTTGGAATATCAGGATCTCCCCTACCAATCGTAAGCGCTTCTACGAAGAAGCACTGCAACAAATGGCGGAGAACGTGGCCGAGTACGGCATTCTGCAGCACCTGCTGTTGCGCCCAGTGAAGCCTACTAGCGACCAGCCACAACAATTTGAGATCGTCGCCGGCGAACGCCGCTTCCGCGCTGCGGTCATGGCCGGACTCCAACGCGTACCTGCGCGCATCAAGTTCCTGACAGACGAACAGGCTGCTGTCATCCAGCTTCTGGAAAATATCCAGCGCGAAGACCCGCATCCGCTCGAAGAGGCTGAGGGGTATCAAGGCTTGATGCACAACCATGGCTATACGATCGAGCAATTGGTCGAACACACCAAAAAAAGCCGAACCTACGTCTATAACCGCCTCAAGCTGTGCCGTCTCTCGCTCACATTACGCGACATGTTCCTGGACGGGAAGTTCGAAGAATCAGTGGCCGAGCTGCTTGCGCGCCTGCCTACGCCAGCGATGCAGGCCAAGGCTGCAAAAGAAGTTTCCGAGCCAGACTACTATGGTAGAAAAATGTCCGTTCGCGAGGTCCGCGATCACCTTCGTTCGAAGTACACGATCGAACTCAAAGGCGCAGTGTTCTCCATCAAAGACGCGAATCTGGTTAACAGCGCAGGTTCCTGCGCAGATTGTCCAAAACGCTCGGGCAATCAGCCAGACTTCGATGGTGGGGACAAAAATGCAAACGTCTGCACCGACCCAACTTGTTTCCGTGAAAAGGAAGCTGCACACGCAGCCAACGCCCGCAAAAAGGCAGAGGACACAGGCAAGACTGTTGTCACCGGCGATGCTGCCAAGAAGATTAAGACCAGTTCATGGAATGACTCGCTGAGCGGCGGCTATAGCGCTCTAGACGCAAAGTTTTATGTAGGTGGGAAGGAGACTACCTATCGCAAGCTGCTCGGAAAGAACCTGCCCGAGACCGTTTTGATCGAAGACCCGCACAAGCCAGGAAAGCTGATCGAAGCGGCGAAGACGAAAGACTTGGAGGAGCACGTCCAAGAGTCTGAGGCTGCGGGCAAAACGCCGGCCGCTGAGGCAGCAAAAGCAAAGGCCAAGGAGAAGCAGCAAGAGCGCGAAGCAGGGATCGAGCGCCAATACCGCCGAGACTTATTTACGGCCCTTCGCACTCACGCCCTAACGCATGGGTCTCCCGCATACGATGAGCATGAAATTGCCGTATTGTTGTTCAGCGCGTGCCCAAATGAAGCCGATGGCTTCATCCGAAAAACCTATTCCTGGACCGGAAGCGAGTTCGAAAGCGGCTACTTCAACAAAAAGTGGGTAAACGGGTCCGACAGAATCAAGGCGGCCATACGCCAGATGCCTGCAGCGGATGTGCGTCAGCTGATCATTGACTTGGCGCTTGCCCGTGACCTGATCGTCAACACTTACACAGGCAATGGTGAAAAGCCGGCGCGCATGCTCAAAGCGGCCGAGGACGCAGGCATCGATGCGCCAGCAATCCGTGCTGCCATAGTCAAGGCATCCAAGGAGAAGGAAGCTGCCAAGGACAAGAAAAAAACGAAGGCCAAGAAAGTGCCATGCGCGAGTCAGGCCGACTTGCTTTCCACTCCAGCGAAGACAAAATCAGCGGCGAAAAAAGCAGCTGCAAAGCCTGCCATCAAGGACACGCCGGCAGTTCCAGCATCAGATGCAGTGACGACGAGCACCCCGGAAGCGGCACCGGAGCCCAAGGCTGATTTGGCAGCGATCGAGACGCCCGCAAGTGCAACGGAGGCGACTACGCCAACCTCGCGAAAAACGATAACACTGAAGTCGAAGGCGGACAGCCCGAGACACGAATCCGCAGGCCCGTTGATCAAGGTCAAAAAGGACCGCGCCGCACAGGCAGCTGCCGCACTGACTCCTGCTGAAGCCTGGCCATTCCCAACTACATCGATCGGAAAATAATCATGGATCGAAACATCATTGCCATTGGCCACGTCTACGCCGACCAGGAGGCAGCAATTGCTGTTGCCTGTTATTCCGCTGCAGCGGAACGCGACCTGTCAAACATGCAGGCTGACTCATGCGAGGACGGCAGCCTCGCGTGCCCCACCTGCCCTTTCAAAGACCAGGTCAACCGGATCGAATGCAACCTGAACGAAAACACGAAATGAGTATGAATATGAACCGACTTTATGTGGACCTGCCTGAAGTGGCTAACCTGTTGTCGCTCTCAACAGCGACCATCCAAAAGCTGGTCCGTCAGAGCGAGTTTCCACCTCCGCGCAAGTTGTCCGCGCAGCGTGTCGGCTGGCTGGTTCGCGAGGTACAGGCTTGGGCTGAAGAGCGGCCGGTATCCGATCTGCCGCCGCCGCCCAACACCGGTAGCCGTAAGGCAAAGTAGATAATGAGCGCCCTGTCAGACGCATCTGGCGCCGCAAGATTCCCCAAAGCGGCAATGCATGATTTTACAAAGTAGCCGTTCAGCGTGATTGCTCAGCGGCGTCGTGAGACGTACGCTGGAGCTGACGGTCAGGCCTTATCAGTTTTCGCAACCGCCATTGTCGAGAGAAGTTCATTCAACTGAGTAACCAGCGTTTTCAGATTTTCATTCTGAGTTAAGCCAGGCGCACCACCTTTAGGATTTAGAGCAATCTCGTGAATTGCGGCTTGGATTCCCTCAGTTAATGCCTTTGCTGCATCAATGCGTGCCTGAGTGGCCCGTCCCTCCACGACTTGGGGTAACGAATCCAATATATTTGCCGTCGATGACATGATCTGGCGTTGCCATCCATCGACGGCTGCATTTATGTTCTTGAGGATTGCGTCTGCCTGTTGAGCATCGTGTTTTGCTGACGCCGCAAACCATATCGAAAGAAGAAGGCTCCCCATCGGGAGAATCCAGTCCTTCAGGAAGCTGACGAAGTCGGTAGAGTTCAAAAAAATGCTCCTGGGCGTTGAAGATTCTACAAAGACGGCCGTTCAATGTTTCAAGTCAGCGGCGCCATCAGGCGTCCGCTGGATTAATGGTTGGGCCTTTACGAGATTTTCCTCAGCGTATGGAGCGCAAATACGTGGCTGGTTTGCTTCTTTCCATCGAACCAAACGCAATTGGCACTTTGCTTTCCACTTTCGTCCACCGAGTAATCGCCAATGTCTTCAATTGTCATTTCAGGGCCGCCACTCTTCAATTGAACAATATCGCCAGCAGAAAACTCAGACATACTCTATCCTTTCAGTTGAGTTGCAGTGAGTGCAATTTGCGCACACCGATGGGCAAAAGCGCCCTAAGCGGACTCTAACCTATCTGAAGCCCAATGTCAGGTCCAGGCGGAGCTACTTCATCCACGTGGTTCAGATGCCCGCGAGTTTTTCCAGATGAGGATCAAGGCGCGAGAGCCACTCGCGTTTTTCCTTGTCGTAAGTATGCCGGTTGTATACGCCGGTTATGCCTTGCTTCATGTGACCTAGAATCGCCTCCCCCACTTCGTCCGGGCAGCCGAGGGCAGCTAACTGAGTCCGCGAGCTGCGCCGTAAATCATGGGGCGCCCAGCGGTCCACTGGCAATCTCGGACGCTCGTAGGCCGGTCGCGTCTGCGAGTAGGGCATGTGTAGCCACACCTGCGACGCGACGTTCTTTTGCTCGACGTGTCCCGAGGCGCAATGCTTGGATGGAAACAGGTATCCTCCACCAGCGATCTCAAGCCGGCGCCGGACGATGCGTTCCGCCCTACCGACCAGAGGCACCCTGAAGTCCGTCGCGTGTTCCCGCCAACTGTTCTTAGTTTTATCCTTCGGAACAGTCCACCACAAACCATCCGCCTCCTCCGTAATCTCGCCAGAATGCATGGCCATGATCTCCGAGCCACGGGCACAGGTCCAAAGGTACAGAGTAAGCACGTCTTCAACCAGGCGAGAGAAATTGGGAAGCCATGGAATGATAATGGTCAGCTCGGACTCGCTTAGAACTCGCTTCACGACACCGGCCGGCGTCCCTTGGATCATTCGTCCCTTACTGCGTAATTTGCCTCGCATGATCAAGCGCCACCAATTCGGCACGGATTCGGGCAGCCGGCCAGAATCGAGTGCATAGTCCCACGCAGCTCCGATCTCCGCCCGCAACTTTGCGGCTTGGACCGGAATATGTCCGAATGATTCGATCAAATCGAACGCCACCGACCGCGTGACGTCTGCCGCTCGCATGCGCCCGGTCTCGCCCAGCATGGTCTCGAACATGCGTCGAACCTCAGCCGCACCTTTCTCGCCGCGGTTCTTGTCAATGTACTTAACCAGGTAGTTGTCACAAACGTCCGCCACAGTGACCACCTCCATTGCCACGCGCTCGCGCTCGGCCGCCGCAGCCGCACGCTTCTCGCCACGTTCGGCGCGCTTTGCCGCGCTGGGATCGGCGCCGTCGGCACGCGCCAGGCGTAGTTTTTCCCAGGCCACTGTCGCAGCTGCGAACGAAACAGTCGGCCATTCGCCGATCTTAGTCTGCTTCATCTTACCGTCGATGGGGCTTTTATAACGATAGATCCAGGATCTCTTGGTGGCCGTCACTTCAAAACGCAGTCCTGGGCACTCGGAAATGGTAAAGTGTTGGCCTGCTGGCAAAAGTTTGGCGGCGCGCGCATCAAATGGCAT